AAAGCCAGTGAACTGAAGCTGGCGAACGCAACCATTACTGATATGCAGGTGCGCCAGCGCGATGTTGCTGCGCTCGATGCAAAATACTCGAGGGAATTAGCCGATGCGAGAGCTGAAAATGAAACTCTTCGCGCTGACGTTGCCGCTGGTCGTAAGCGCCTGCAAGTCGCCGCCACCTGTGCAAAGTCAACGACCGGAGCCAGCAGCATGGGCGATGGAGAAAGCCCAAGACTTACAGCAGATGCTGAACTCAATTATTACCGTCTCCGAAGTGGAATCGACAAGATAACCGCGCAGGTTAACTACCTGCAGGAGTACATCAGGACGCAATGCCTGAAATAATTTTTTTGCAAATCACAAAGTCAATTTAATGAGCCTCGCGATGCGGGGCTTTTTGCAATAAATGCGTACCGCAACGCATGTTTTTTACACCGAACCTGCCCCTTTGGAATGGGCCTTTGAGGATACCAGTTAGTGCTGGCGAGCCTCGGTGGGCTGGTTTCCTATGCGGCAAAGGTTCATTTCAAATGGTAGGTAAACGTTATGAATATCGTGCCACTTAATTACAAAGGTGAAATTGTCAGTTTCAACACTGATGGTTGGATCAACGTCACAGGTGTTGCTGAGAGATTTGGAAAACGCATTGATAACTGGATGCGTTTGGCAGAAACGCTTGAATACGTTCGTGCTTTAGACGAAGCGTTGACCGGGAAAGAATCTCAAATTTTACATCCCTCACAATCGAGGTATGTAAAAACCAGCAAGGCACGAAAGGACAGGGGTGGTGGTACGTGGCTACATCCAAAACTTTCAGTTGCATTTGCCCGTTGGTGTGATGCTCGTTTTGCTGTGTGGTGCGACCTGCACATTGATAGTCTGCTTCGCGGTGAACTGACTGAGCAGCAGAAATATGAGCAAGCATGTCGCATTCGCGATGACCGGAAATCAAAAGCCAGCAATGGGGCAAGAGAGATGGCTCGCTGGCGATGGGATAAGCCGGTTATTGAAGCAAATGTTGAGTACTGGCGCGAGCAACTGCAGTTGACTCTCGATATCGCGTGCTGATGGCAAACGCAAAACTGCGTTATCTGAAAAATCAAAGCATTACGAGAACTGAGCAACGGCTATCCATTACAAAGCCCATCTACGGGTGGGCTTGATAATGAAACCGGAATTTATTCTTGGCAACCAGTTACGGCAGTACCACGAAACAACCCAAGCCAGTAAGTGGGGAAATAACACTGGCAGCCACTGAAAGATGAAGCTCCTGCCTTAAGGCAAAAAAGATTCTTTGTGGTGGCGGACTGATGGAAAGACATCGGTTATTGCAGAGGCCATTCAATGAGTGGTCTCGACAATGGCTTATACCCTACACGGGATAACTTAACTGATATCCCTTTTAAAGGATAAAGGTATTCAAGCCTGACACATCATGCGCTGTATCGTCGCCGTATTCCTGCATTAACAGAGACCGCAGCCCGACGGGGAACTCCTCTGCGCGAGTGTGCGGAAATAATCAAAAACGATACACACCGGGGTTTACCGCGTTAACGGAGCGCGGCGTTGTCCCCTCATAGTCGCCTGTCCGGTGCGATGGTGGAAGAAACCGAACGTTCATTTCTCGTTATTTGTCATGCTGGCCGGGCGCAGATGCGTTGCATCTGTTGCCAGCCTTCTCCTGCAGGCTTCAATAACCCACGCTGAAAAGTTACCGGATCCTTTATGCTCAAGGGCGATGTTGATCTGTTCAATCATGTGATTGGGGAAACGGATATTGCGGGTTGTGGTTCTGCGGGTCCGGTTTTTCGATGACATATTTATTTCCTTTACTGATTGCCATATGACGGGGATTTTACATGGCTCAGCTTCGTACACTCCAGAGCAGAATCAAAACACTGAATACCCGACGGGTGAATATTCTGAAGGGGGAGCAGCGTCGTGTCAGTGGCAGTGCACGTGTTTCCCTCAAGCGTCATATCTGGCTGAGGGACGCCGGGCAGTGCTGTATCTGTGGTCGTGTGGTTGACCTCTGTGACAGTGAACTCGATCACCGAATTGCACTTCAGTTCGGTGGTGGTAATGAGGAGACGAATCTCTGGACGCTCTGTACTGAATGTCATCGCCAGAAGTCAGCCAGTGAAGCGGCGAGTGGTATGCCGGACCCGACGTTGCCGGAAGTGTCCGGAGGTCGTGGCAGGGCAGACGATATCATCGGACTGTGACCCGCCCTGGGGGGGGATCATCCGGCGATAAAAACGATCGTCCCGGACACCGCGCCCCCTCTCACGCAGAGAAAAAATTCCCGTTTCAGGGCAGTTAACATGTTAACTGGCTGCCCGGGCATTTTTGCGGTTTTTATCTTTATTATTCAGTTTGTTGTGCGGAAAAAATGTTAACTGGCTTTTTCAGCAAATGTTAACCAGGCAGCAGTTAACATTTGCGGCATGAGACGCCGGGAAAAATGGGCTGAACCATACCCGGCTGAGTGCGTTCTGGACCCGGGAGGAGGCTGTGCTGACAACGCAAAAACGAAAATTTGCGCTGGCGCTCATGTCCGGGAAAAACAAAACAGCGTCAGCCATTGCCGCCGGTTATTCGGCGAAGACCGCCAGGGTTAAAGGCTCGCAGCTGGCAAAAGATCCGGAGGTGATCGCGTTTATTGCCCGTAAGCAGGGCGAGACGGTGGAGGTGGATGAGGTTCCTGTTTACCGGCAGAAAAAGACGCAGACGGAGGAGTGCCATCAGGAAGCCCCTCCGGCGGAAAAGAACACCCCGGTTTCACTGCCGCCTGATGACCGGCAAAGTCTCACACCACTACCAGGTATTGATTACATGGAAGACGGTCTTCCTGATCCGGTAAAAGCGATGGGGAGGATCCTGGTGGAAAACCTGAGCATTGACCCGAAACTGGCACTGGATGCGGCCTGGCGACTGGCACAGTTCACGCACCATAAAAAAGGCGATGCCGGTAAAAAATCGGCAAAAGGTGACGCGGCGAAAAAAGCGGCTAACCGTTTTGCGGTGCCACCACCACCCCGCCTGGTGGTGAATAATGATAATGAGGGCAACGGATGATACCAGTGTGGAGCACGGCCTGCCCGGACTGGGCAGTACGCCTGAAAAAGGGGCTGTCGATTATTCCGGCTCCGATTTATCCGGACCAGGCCGCACATGCCCTGGCGATTTTTAAACAACTACGGATTGTGGATGCACCGGGCAGCCCGACATTCGGGGAGTCCTGTGCACAGTGGGTATTTGACCTGGTGGCGGCCCTGTTTGGCTCCTACGATGCGCAGACCGGTGTACGCCATATCAAGGAAGTTTTTATCCTTATCCCCAAGAAAAACTCGAAGTCCACGCTGGCCGCGGGGATCATGATGACGGCGCTGTTACTGAACTGGCGGCAGGCGGCGGGTTACACGATTCTGGCCCCGACTGTGGAGGTGGCGGCCAACGCCTTCAACCCTGCCCGGGATATGGTACGACGCGACGATGATCTGGATGACCTCTGCCAGGTACAGACGCATATCCGGACCATCACCCACCGGGTGACGGACACCACCCTGAAGGTGGTGGCAGCCGATCCGAATACGGTGTCCGGTATCAAGTCCGTGGGTACGCTGATTGATGAGTTATGGCTGTTTGGCAAACAGTACAAGGCGGAGGACATGTTACGTGAAGCCATAGGCGGCCTTGCCTCCCGCCCGGAAGGGTTTGTGGTGTATACGACCACCCAGTCGAATGAGCCGCCTGCCGGGGTGTTCAGACAGAAACTGCAGTACGCCCGGGATGTGCGCGACGGCAAAATTCATGATCCGCACTTTCTGCCGGTGATATTTGAACACCCTCCTGAAATGGTGGAAAGCGGGGCTCACCTGCTGATGGAAAACCTCGCCATGGTCAATCCGAATCTCGGCTATTCAGTGGATGAGGCCTTTCTGTACCGGGAGTACCGTAAAGCCCGGGAAGCCGGTGAAGAGACATTCCGGGGGTTCATGTCAAAACACGCCAATGTGGAAATTGGTCTTGCCCTGCGCTCTGACCGCTGGGCGGGGGCTGATTTCTGGGAAGAGCAGGGCCGTTGTATCAGCCTGGACGATATCCTGCGTCGTGCTGATGTGGTGACGGTGGGGATTGACGGCGGAGGGCTGGATGATCTGCTGGGGATGTACGTGATTGGGCGTGACCGGGAAACCCGGGAATGGCTGGGCTGGGGCCATGCCTGGGCACATGAAACCGCGGTGGCCAGACGAAAAAGTGAGGCAGCCCGTTTTCAGGATTTTGTTGCCTGTGGGGATATGACCATTGTCCGTCGGGTCGGGGATGACACGGCGGAAGTGGCGGAGTATGTGCGTCGCATTCATGAGGCTGAGTTACTGGACCATATCGGTATTGACCCGTCAGGCGTGGGGCAGATTCTGGATTCACTGGCGGAAGCCGGGATCCCCGATGAGAGTGTGGTGGGGATAAGCCAGGGCTGGAAGCTGGGCGGTGCCATTAAAACCACCGAGCGAAAACTGGCTGAAGGGGTACTGGTGCATGGTGGCCAGCCCCTGATGGCCTGGTGCGTTGGTAATGCCCGTGTGGAGCCAAGAGGTAATGCCATTCTTATCACGAAACAGGCCAGCGGACGGGGAAAAATTGACCCGCTGATGGCGCTCTTCAATGCGGTCTCCCTGATGTCCCTGAATCCGGAGCCAAAAAAGAAAGAATATGCGGTTTTTTTCATATAACCCTGTTCACCCTGTAACCATCATGAACCGCTGCGGCGGTTTTTTTATTTTCAGGAGGCTGATGTGACTCTTAAACGGGCCTGTTCCCTGCTGACGGTGAAATCCTTCAGTGAGGATGAGCGGGTGATCACCGGGATTGCGTCAACGCCTTCTCCGGATCGGGATGGGGACATCCTGGAGCCGGAGGGCGCGGAGTTTGGCAGTGCGATCCCGTTTCTCTGGCAGCATGACCATTCCCGCCCGGTGGGGCAGTGTACGGTGCGCCGGGTCAGCGAAGGGCTGGAAATCACGGCAACACTGGCGAAGCCCGTGCCGGATATGCCATCGCAACTGGCTGCCCGGCTGGATGAGGCCTGGGCGGCCATTAAGACCGGGCTGGTCAGGGGGCTGTCCGTGGGCTTCCGTCCTCATGAATACACCTTTCTGGACGGAGGCGGACTGCATTTTCTGCGCTGGGAACTGATGGAGGTGTCTGCCGTCACCGTGCCCGCGAATGCGGAATGCACCATCCGGACCATTAAATCTTACGACCGCCCGTTTTCTGCCGCGTCCGGCAACCGGAAACCGGTGGTGAAAATCGCATCTTCTGCCGGCGCTGCGGCACAGTCAACAACCGTTTTTCATAAGGAAAAGACCATAATGAATATTGGCGAACAGATTAAAAGTTTTGAAAACAAGCGTGCAGCGCTGGCAGCCTCCCTTGAGGAGGTCATGACCAAAGCCGCAGAGGAAGGGCGCACGCTGGATGTGGAGGAGGAAGAGCATTACGACAACACCGCAGCGGAAATCCGTCAGGTGGATGCGCACCTGAAGCGTCTGCGTGAGCTGGAAGCCGGTAAGGCTGCCACGGCACAGCCGGTGAAACAGGCCGGTAATGGTGATGTGGTGACGGTGACTTCTGCGCCGGTGATCCGTGTGGAGCAGAAACTGGATAAGGGGATTGGTTTCGCACGTTTTGCCAAATCACTGGCTGCGGCTAAAGGTGTCCGCTCTGAAGCCCTGGAAGTGGCCCGTCGTCAGTATCCGGATGACAGTCGTCTGCATCATGTCCTGAAATCGGCAGTGGGCGCGGGGACCACCACGGATCCGCAGTGGGCAGGCAGCCTGTCTGAATATCAGGAATACGCACAGGACTTTATTGATTACCTGCGTCCTCAGACCATTATCGGGCGATTTGGTCAGGGCGGGATCCCTGCACTTCGTCAGGTGCCGTTCAATATCCGTGTGCACGCCCAGGTGTCCGGCGGTGCTGCCGGCTGGGTGGGTGAGGGTAAGGCAAAACCCCTGACGAAGTTTGATTTTGAATCCATCACCTTCAGTCATGCGAAGGTGTCGGCCATTGCGGTACTGACGGAAGAATTGATCCGTTTTTCCAGTCCGGCTGCTGATGCACTGGTCCGTAATGCGCTGGCGGAAGCGGTGGTGGCGCGTCTGGATACAGACTTTGTGGACCCGAAAAAAGCCGCAGTGGCAGATGTCTCCCCGGCGTCCATCACCCATGATGTGAAGGGCACGGCATCAACCGGTAACCCGGATGCGGATGCAGAGGCTGCGTTTGGACAGTTTGTGGCAGCAAACCTGCAGCCCACCGGTGCGGTCTGGCTGATGTCCAGCACCAATGCCCTGGCACTGTCCATGCGTAAAAATGCGCTGGGTCAGAAGGAATACCCGGACATGACCCTGCTGGGTGGCTCCTTCCAGGGGCTGCCGGTGATTGTCTCCCAGTACGTGGGTGACCAGCTGGTGCTGGTGAATGCCCCGGATATTTATCTGGCGGATGACGGCGGCGTGGCAGTGGATATGTCCCGCGAGGCATCACTGGAAATGCAGTCTGAGCCGACCGGCGACAGTACCACGCCGTCCCCGGTGGAGCTGGTTTCCATGTTCCAGACAGGCAGCGTGGCCATCCGTGCGGAGCGCTGGATCAACTGGCGTCGTCGCCGTACCGCGGCGGTGGCGGTGATCACCGGTGTGAACTACGGAACTGCGTCCGGCGGCTGAGTCTGATGAGGAGGGCGGGAGGCGCGAGCTTCCCGCAGTAACTGATGGCAAAAATCCAGTATCTGCAGGGCACGCATGATGCCCGGGCCGGGGATATCCGTGATGTGGCACAGCCGTGTGCGGAGGTGCTGGTTCGCCTGGGGAAGGCGGAGTACATCACAGTGCGACGTCCGGCAGGTCAGAAAAAGAAACGTGATGCGGAGCATGGCGAATGTGGAACCTTTTGCGGCGAACCCGAAAAAACCAGAAATCAGGACGTGATGTAAAAGAGGTGGGCTGGACCAGCCTGTTTCAGGCGGTGGCTGAGCCCTTTTCCGGCGCCTGGCAGCAGGGCGTGAAAGCCGATCCTGAAGCCGTCCTCTCCTTTCATGCGGTGTTTGCATGTATTTCGCTGATATCCCAGGATATCGCCAAAATGCGGCTGCGTCTTATGCAGACGGATGCGCATGGGATACGCAGGGAAACGCGCCGGGGGGATATTGCCCGCCTCTGTCGTCGTCCCAACGCCCAGCAGAACCGCATCCAGTTTTTTGAACTGTGGCTGAACGCCAAACTGCGTCACGGCAATACGGTGGTGCTGAAAATCCGTAATGCCCGGGGGCAGATCAAAGAACTGCGTATTCTGGACTGGAGCCGGGTTGAACCTCTGGTGGCGGATGACGGCGAGGTGTTCTATCGCATTACACCGGACCGGAACTGCGGGATCACGGAGGCGGTGACGGTGCCTGCCAGGGAAGTGATCCACGACCGGTTTAACTGTTTTTTTCATCCGCTTGTGGGGCTGCCGCCGGTGTATGCTGCCGGGCTGGCTGCCACGCAGGGGCATCATATTCAGGCAAATTCAACGTCTTTTTTCAGAAATGGCGGCAGGCCGTCCGGGGTGATTGAGATCCCCGGCAGTATAACGGAAGAAAATGCGAAAAAACTGAAGAGCAACTGGGACAGCGGGTATACCGGCGAAAATGCGGGGAAAACGGCGATCCTGAGCAACGGGGCGAAATATAACCCCACGACGTTTTCACCGGTGGATGCGCAGACGGTGGAACAGCTGAAAATGACGGCTGAAATTGTCTGTTCGGTGTTCCGTGTCCCGGCCTACAAGATTGGCGTTGGCCAGCCGCCTTCCAGTGACAACGTGGAGGCGCTGGAGCAGCAGTATTATTCCCAGTGTCTGCAGACGCTGATTGAGTCCATTGAGCTGTTACTGGATGAGGCGCTGGAAACAGGGGAAAACGAGAGTACAGAATTTGATGTCACCACGCTGCTGAGAATGGACAGTGAGCGGCGCATGAAAACGCTGGGGGATGCGGTGAAAAATACGCTTCTCACGCCCAATGAGGCCCGTAAACGGGAGAACCTGCCGCCCCTGGCCGGCGGTGATGCACTGTATCTTCAGCAGCAGAACTACAGTCTGGAGGCGCTGTCCCGTCGTGATGCCCGTGAGGATCCGTTCGCGTCGACCGGGAAAACAGTTTCATCACAACTGCCTGACGGCGCATCTGACGGTAATAAGGCCATAAGCGAAACAGAGCATGATGCAGTGAAAGCGATGTTCAGGGGGGATACTGAGAAAATGACGGAACGGGAACTGTCCATTATTCGTGCACTGGGAGAAGAATTCTCCACAGTGCTGGCGGATTTACAGCGCACATTTGAGGGGAAGATGGCCTCGCAGGCACAAGCGTTTGAAGAGAAACTGACTTCCCTGTCGGCGGTATTACAGAAGCATGTGACGGTGGATGAGGTGCGTCCGGTTCTGCAGGCGATGGTGGATGACGCTGTGGGGGCCATTCCGGTACCGCGTGATGGTCGTGATTATGATCCGGATGTACTGCAGCAGGCGGTGAATGATGCGGTTGCGAATATTCCGGTACCGGCGGACGGCAAAAGTATCACCCCCGATGATGTGCGTCCGATGCTTGAGCAGATGGTGAAAGAGGCCGTAAGTCATATCCCTGCTCCGCGTGATGGTCGTGATTACGATCCGGAAGTACTGAAGCAGGCGGTGAATGATGCGGTTGCGAATATTCCGGTACCGGCGGACGGCAAAAGTATTACCCCCGATGATGTGCGTCCGATGCTTGAACAGATGGTGAAGGAGGCGGTAAGCCATATTCCTGTTCCGCGCGACGGTCGTGACTACGATCCGGATGTTCTGCAGAAGGCGGTTCTGGATGCGGTGAGTGCCCTGCCGGCTCCGCAGGACGGGCGTGATGCCACGGCACTGGAAATACTCCCTGCCATTGACGATCAAAAATCCTTTCCCCGGGGCACGTATGCCACACACCAGGGCGGACTCTGGCGGGCGTATGAAAAAACGCACGGGATGCGGGGATGGGAATGCCTGGTTGACGGGGTGGCCGATATTGACGTCAGCATGACCGGCGAACGGTCGTTCACTGTGGTGGTCCGGCAGAGCAGTGGCCAGCGTACGGAAAAAACATTTTCCCTGCCGGTGATGCTCTACCGCGGTGTGTTCAGAGCCGGTGAAACCTACCACCCCGGTGATACGGTGACGTGGGGGGGCTCGCTGTGGCACTGCAACAGTATGACCGCCGATAAACCGGGGGATGCGCATGCATCTGGCTGGACGCTGGCTGCCAAACGGGGACGGGATGCAGGAGGCGGAAAATGACGGCATTACTGACACTGGAAGAGATCAAGGCACATCTGCGTGTCGACCATGACGCGGATGATGACATGCTGATGGACAAGGTTCGTCAGGCTACCGCCGTGCTGCTGGCCTACATTCAGGGCAGCCGGGATAAGGTGATTCGTGAGGACGGTGAACTGATCCCGGGCGAGGCATTAACCCGGATGAAGGGGGCTGCCATGCGACTGACCGGGATGCTGTACCGGAATCCGGATCTTGCGGAGCGGGAAGAACTGCTTCAGGGGGAGCTGCCGTTTTCTGTTTCCGTGCTGATTTACGATTTGCGTTGTCCGACGGTGTTATGAGGAGGGGGGGATGGCAATATCTGCAGGTCGTCTGACACAGATGATAAGTGTTCTGAACCCGGTGTTAACCCGTAATGCTGCCGGAGAAATGACGGAAGAATGGGTGTCATGCGGGAAAATTCATGCGGATATCCGGGGCAGGAGCAGCCGGGAGCGGATGCAGTCCGGTGCGGAAATGGCGCAGGCGGAAATCCGCATCTGGGTGCGCGGTCTGTCTGGTCGTGAAATCACGGCGGCGTCACGACTTCATGTGCTGAGTGGTCCCTGGCGTGACTGTATCCTGAATGTTGTCGGGGTGCCCGTGCCGGATGCGACCGGCGGGCGCCTGGAAATTCTCTGTCGGCTGGGAGGGGAAAAATGATCGAAACCCTGCTGGATTTTTCGGGACTTGAAGAAATAAGCCGTGATTTGCAGCTTCTGAGTGGTGCAGAAAACAACCGGGTACTGCGTGAGGCAACCCGCGCGGGGGCGAATGAACTGAAAGAAGAAGTGGTGTCACGGGCACCGGTGCGCAGGGGAAAACTGCGCCGCAATGTGGTGGTCCTTTCCCGGCGCTCCCGCGATGGCGGGATGGAATCCGGTGTGCATATCCGTGGTGTTAATCCGGACACCGGCAACAGTGATAACACCATGAAGGCGGATAATCCCCGCAATGCCTTCTACTGGCGGTTTGTGGAAATGGGGACCGTGAATATGCCACCGCACCCGTTTGTGCGCCCGGCGTTTGATGTGCGCAGTGAACAGGCAGCCCGGGTGGCGATTGCGCGGATGAACCGGGCCATTGATGAGGTACTGAGACGATGACGGAGGCGGATTTGTATCCTCATCTGGCGCATCTTGCCGGCGGGCAGGTGTACCCGTATGTGGTCCCCCTGCTGGATGGCAGGCCGTCGGTGGCGCTTCCGTGGGTGGTTTTCAGCCTGATTTCATCGGTGTCTGCGGACGTGATGGGCGGGCAGGCGGAGTCCTCAGTGTCGGTGCAGATAGACGTTTATGCCGGGACTGTGACGCAGGCGCGTCAGATACGTCAGGACGCCCGTGAAGCCATAATGCTGCTGGCCCCGGGGTCCGTCAGTGAAATGCAGGACTATATTCCGGAAAACCGCTGTTACCGTGCAACCCTGGAGTTTCAGGTCACGGTGTGACTTTTTCTTTTTTTCTACAAAACCCATACCCCGCCGCGTGCGGGTTTTTTATTATCAGGAGGCAGAATGTCTGCTTTGTATGAACGCTCACAGCTGACGCAGGTGATGATTTCATCTGCCCCGGCGACTGCTGAAACTATGGATAAGGCGGAATATCTGCGCCTGGACTGCACCATCAAGGAAGTCCAGTTCACCGCCGGTCAGAAACAGGATATTGATGTGACCACGCTCTGCTCCACAGAGCAGGAGAACATCAACGGTCTGGGGGCGTCGTCCGAGATTTCCATGTCGGGTAATTTTTATCTGAATCAGGCCCAGAACGCCCTGCGTGATGCCTATGACAATGACACGGTGTATGCGTTTAAGGTGCAGTTTCCGTCCGGTAAGGGCTTTAAGTTCCTGGCGGAAGTGCGTCAGCACACCTGGTCATCCGGTACCAACGGCGTGGTGGCTGCAACGTTTTCACTTCGCCTGAAGGGTAAACCGGTGTCCTATGTGGTACCGCTGGCGTTTGTGAAAAATCCGGAGAAGACACTTACCGTGAATACCGGTGCGCTGCTGACAATGTCAGTCAGTGTTAACGGGGGAACGCCGCCTTATAAACACGCCTGGAAGAAGGATGGTCAGCCGGTAGAGGGACAGACTACTGACACTTTCAGTAAAGCCAATACGCAGTCAGGTGATAAGGGGGCTTATACCTGCGAGGTAACGGATTCTGCAGAACAGCCGCAGAGCATTACCTCTGACGCGTGTACGGTAACGGTTAATGGTGCGGGCGGATAAGGCTTATGGCAAAAGATCTGAAAACACTGGCACTGGCCAGGCTGTCGGGGTTCCGTCATAAAACGGTGAAGGTGCCGGAATGGGGTAATGTCAGCGTGGTGCTGCGGGAGCCTTCGGCAGAGGCCTGGTATCTGTGGCGGGAAGTGCTGGATGGCGGTGATGCGGGTGACGATACCCTGTCGGTGGTGGCGAAAACCCGCCGTAACCTGGAAGCGGATGTGACGCTGTTCTGCGATGTCCTGTGTGATACGGATCTGCAGCGGGTGTTCACTCCGGACGACCGTGAGCAGGTGCTGGCCGTCTATGGTCCGGTACATGCCCGGTTGCTGCGTCAGGCACTGGAACTGATCGCTGATGCAGAGTCGGCCAGAAAAAAGTAGCCCGCCCGGAAATTCGCTTTCTGATGCGACTTGCGCTCCGTCTGGGGCGCACCTTATCCGAACTGCGGCACAGCCTGAGTGCGAGCGAGGCGATGATGTGGATGGAGTTCGACAGGGTATCCCCGCTGGGTGATGAGCGCGGGGATATCCGTAATGCACAGATCGTGAAAGCGGTTTTTGGGGCACAGGGGATGAATGTTGCACTGAAGGACGCCATGCTCTGCTGGGGCGAGGATGAGGATAAGCCGGAGGTGGATCCGTTTGCGGCGCTGGAAGACGCGCTGAGCTTTGCAGCACAGTCATGAATGATGAGAACCGCTGAGGCGGTTTTTTTACGCCCGGAGAAAGGTGAATGGCGACGTTACGTGAACTGATTATCAAAATTTCGGCAAATTCGCAGTCATTCCAGTCGGAGATCCAGCGGGCTTCCCGCATGGGCAGTGAATATTACCGGACCCTGCAGAATGGCGGGCGTCAGGCTGCCGCAGTCGCCCGGGAGCAGCGACGCGCCCTGGCTGAGCTGAACAGCCAGTTGACGGAAATCCGCGCTTCAGCTGCCGGAACGGCGGGGGCATTTGCAGGTGCCTTTGCCACCGGACACCTGATTTCTCTGGCCGATGAATGGAGTTCCGTGAATGCCCGACTGAAACAGGCGTCGCAGTCATCCGATGAATTTTCGTCATCACAGAAAGTGCTGATGGATATCAGCCAGCGGACGGGCACGGCATTTTCAGATAATGCGGCCCTGTTTGCCCGCTCGGCAGCCTCAATGCGTGAATATGGCTACAGTGCTGATGATGTGCTGAAGGTGACGGAGGCCATTTCCACGGGGCTGAAAATCTCCGGTGCCAGTACGGCAGAGGCGGGCTCGGTGATCACCCAGTTCAGCCAGGCGCTGGCACAGGGTGTGTTACGCGGTGAGGAATTTAATTCGGTCAATGAAAGCGGAGACCGGATCGTACGTGCACTGGCTGCGGGTATGGGCGTGGCCCGTAAAGACCTTAAGGCGATGGCGGACGACGGCAAACTGACGGCGGATAAAGTCGTTCCTGCGTTAATCAGCCAGCTGGGGGTATTGCGTGATGAATATGCCGCCATGCCGGAAACGGTCTCTGACGGGATCACAAAGGTGGAAAACGCCTTTATGGCCTGGGTGGGTGGCGCGAATGAAGCCAGCGGAGCGACGAAAACGCTCTCCGGCGTGCTGAATGGTGTTGCCGGACATATTGATAATGTGGCAACAGCCGCGGGGGCGCTGGTTGCCGTCGGGGTTGCCCGGTACTTTGGCAATATGGCCTCCGGAGCGGTGTCTGCCACGGCAGGACTTGTGACGGCAGCACGTAATGAAGTGGCACTGGCGGAAGCACAGCTCAGGGGGACGCAGATTGCCACGGCGCGGGCAAGGGCAGCCGTGTACCGTGCACAGCAGGCTGTGGCGGCAGCCCGCGGGACGGAGATGCAGATTGCTGCAGAAGCCCGTCTGGCGGCCACACAGGAACGCCTGAACAGAAATATTGCTGCCAGAACCGCAGCCCAGAATGCGCTGAACAGTACAACGGCGGTGGGCTCACGTCTGATGACTGGTGCGTTGGGACTGGTTGGTGGCGTACCCGGACTGGTGATGCTGGGGGCAGCAGCATGGTATACGCTGTACCAGAATCAGGAGCAGGCCAGGGAGTCAGCGCGCCAGTATGCACTGACGATAGATGAAATCGCGCATAAAACGCCGTCAATGTCTTTGCCTGAAGCCTCAGATAATGAAGGACGAACACGGGCGGCGCTGGCAGAGCAGAACCGGCTGATTGATGAACAGGCCAGCCGGGTGAAATCCCTGCAGGAAAAAATCGCTGGATATCAGTATGTTCTGGCTAACCCTGGCTGGACAACCGGTGACGGATTCATGATAAACCATCTGACATCGGTGAAGACCGTAACGGAAGGGCTTTCTCAGGCAACAGAGCAGCTTGCCGTTGAGCAGTCCCGTCTGGCACAGATGCAGGAAAAAGCGCAGTCCATTCAGGATGTGCTTGCCGGGCTGGAAGACCGTCGTGTGGCGTTAATTCGTCAGCAGGCGGCAGAGCAGAATAAGGTGTACCAGTCCATGCTGGTTATGAACGGTCAGCATACGGAATTCAACCGTCTGCTGGGGCTGGGGAATGAACTGCTTCAGCAGCGGCAGGGACTGGTGAATGTACCGTTACGGCTGCCGCAGGCCACCCTGGATGATAAACAGCAGAGCGCCCTGACAAAAACAGAACGTGAGCTGGCCCTGTCCCGACTGAAGGGGGAGGAAAAAGAGCGTGCCCGGCTGGGGTATGCGGCGGATGACCTCGGTTTTGTGGGGGATTCGTATCAGGAGGCGAGACAGCGTTATATCAGTAATGCTCTGGAAGCCTGGCGTAATAACGAGGCGAACAAACCTAAATCCCGGGGTGGAAAATCAGAGACGGAAAAAGCGGAAGACAGTTTTTCCCGGCTACTGAAGCAGCAGAAAGAGCAACTGGCACTGGCGGGTCAGAATACAGAGTTGGCGAAGCTGAAGTACCAGACTGCGCAGGGCGAACTGAAAACCCTGACGGAGATGCAGAAGCAGGAACTGCTGCGTAACGCGGCCCTGATTGACCAGCAAAAAATCCGGGAACAGTTGCGATCCCGGGAAGAGACCCTGAAGAATGATAATGTGGCTGCGCGTGCATCAAATGAAGCCGAACTGCTGGGGTACGGGCAGGGAGAACGAGCCAGGGAACGCATGCGGGAGTTGCAGCAGATCCGCGACAGCTTCCGCCAGAAGGATGCGGACCTTCAGTCTCAGTATCAGACCGGGGATATCAGTGAGGATTTTTACAGACAGGCACGGGCACAGAACGCGCAGTATCTGAGCGAACGCCTTAAGGACCAGGCAGCCTTTTATGCCGAATCGGATGCGCAGCGTGCGGACTGGCAGAAAGGGCTGCAGGAGGGGTTCAGTAACTGGGTGGATAATGCGTCCGATTACGCCTCACAGGCAGCACAGCTGGCGACGGAGGGTATCTCAGGGATGGTGAATAACATCACGGAGATGCTGAACGGGAATAAAGTGGAATGGCGCAACTGGGCCTCATCCGTACTGCAGGAAATATCAAAAGTTCTTATGAATGACGCGATTGTCAACGGAATTAAGACGGCGGCAAACGGTATGTCCGGTGCGGGAGGATTTATTGGCAGCATTGGTGACTGGCTGGGCGGTGCGGTGGCCAATGCAAAAGGCGGCGTGTATACCTCGGCAAACCTGAGCGCGTACAGCAACAGTATTGTGGATACGCCCACGTACTTTGCCTTTGCAAAAGGGGCCGGGCTGATGGGGGAAGCAGGACCTGAAGCCATAATGCCCCTGACCCGGGCGGCGGATGGCTCGCTGGGTGTACGCGCGGTGGGCAGTATGAACGGCAGTGCCGGTCTGGTGTATTCCCCGGTCTACCATATCGCCATTCAGAATGACGGCGCTAACGGGCAGATAGGGCCGGAGGCGGCAGGCAGTCTTGTGCAGCTGATTGACCAGCGGGTGCAGGCGGTGATGCTGTCCATGCGACGTGACGGAGGAATGCTGAGTGGCTGAGATAAAAACGCTGCATCTGGTCCCGCGTGAAGGGATGCAGGTGAGTGAGAAACCGTCGGTGGTGAGGGTTCGGTTTGGTGACGGTTATGAACAGCGCCGACCGACGGGACTTAATGCCAGACTGAAGACGTTTCAGGCGGTGTTCCGGGTGACGGATGAACCAACCCGGCGCTGGCTGGATGAATTTTTATCGTGGCATGGTGGTTACCGTGCCTTTTTGTGGCGACCACCGAAACATAACCGGACGGTGAGGGTGGTGTGCCGGGAGTGGAGCGTCACAGATAACGCCAGGTACAGTGATTTCAGTTGTACGATTGAGCAGGTGGTGAACTGATGCAGGATATTCACGAAGAAAGTCTGAACGAGTCGGTTAAGTCAGAGCAGTCACCGCGGGTGGTGCTCTGGGAAATCGACCTGACGGTACAGGGCGGTGAGCGGTATTTTTTCTGTAAT